AGCCACCGAAGCTCGAGGAGCGCGCAAGCGCCCACCTACGACATACCGGACTGAATAGGTTCGCGTAGGCCACTGAAACCTGGTGGGGGGTTACCCCCGTTCATTTTTCATGTGGGAGTTTCATCACAATGGCTTTTGCAAATACGTCCGTTACGGACATTATTGCGACTACGATTCAGTCGCGTACTCGTCAGATCGCTGACAACGTCACCAAGAACAACGCACTTCTCGCCAAGCTCAACCAGCGCGGCAATGTGAAGCCGTTCGGCGGTGGTTCGTCGATCATGCAGGAACTGAGCTTTGCCGAGAACGGCAACGCCGGCTTCTACTCGGGCTACGACCTGTTGCCGGTCGTCGCTCAGGACGTGATCTCGGCTGCAGAGTTCAGCATCAAGCAGCTCGCTTGCCCGGTCGTTATGTCCGGTCTCGAGATGTTGCAGAACAGCGGCCGCGAAGCGTTCATCGACTTGCTCGAGGCTCGCATTAACGTCGCCGAATCGACGATGGCGAACAAGCTCGCTCAGTCGATCTACAGCGACGGCACCGGCTCGGGTGGTAAGGAAGTCGTCGGCCTCAACGCCGCCGTGCCTTCCGATCCGACCACTGGCACGTACGGCGGCATTGACCGTGCGACGTGGACGTTCTGGCGCTCGAAGCTGTACGACTTCTCGGCTGCTTCTGTTACGCCGGGCTCGAGCACAATCCAGGCCGGCCTCAACACGCTGTGGGCTTCGCTCGTGCGTGGTGCTGACCGACCGGACTTGATCGTTCTCGACAACACCTACTGGAGCTACTACATGAGCTCCTTGCAGGCTCAGCAGCGCTTCACCGATCCGGCCACCGGCTCGCTCGGCTTCCCGACCGTGAAATTCATGGACGCGGATGTCGTGCTTGATGGCGGCATTGGCGGTTACTGCCCGTCGGCGACTGGCTTCATGCTCAACACGAAGTACCTGTTCCTCCGTCCGCATCGCGACCGGAACATGGTTTCTTTGAGCCCGAACCGTCGCTACGCCATTAACCAGGATGCCGAGGTGCAAATCTTAGCGTGGGCAGGTGCACTCTCGTGCTCCGGCGCTCAGTTCCAGGGTCGTATCCAGAACTAATGACCTCGTGGTGGGGTCACCCTTGCCTTACCGGGTGGGGTGACCCCTCGCTCGGTAAGGCTTTTTTGGGAGAACGATAAATGCCAGCGACAGCAACGCCTACATTCACGCCGAATGGTGGCAAGGTGGCTCCCGCCGCTACGTTCACACTTGCGTGTGCAACGGAAGGCGCGACTATCAAATACACCTATGGCGACGCGCCGGCGAACGCGGGTTGGACGACGTACTCGGGAGCGGTAACGCTGCCGGCTGCGTCTGGTAACACCGTGACCGTACGCGCTTACGCAACCAGCGAAGGTAACGACGCCTCAGCCGTTGCCTCTGCCACGTTCTATACGGTCGGATACAGCGCTGCTGTTTCTGCCACCGCAAAGACCGTGCTCGACACTGCGGCCTCGCAGGGTCTTGGCTCAGTATGTGAAGGAATCAATCCGTCGGGTGCTGATGGTGCGTCCATCAGTGGTTGGCGCATTGGAGCCTCTGCAACGACGACCGACCTCAAGGTCGAGACCAACGCCTAAGAAAGCGGGGCGAAAGCCCCGCAATCTTTTACACAACCATCAAAAAAGGAAAACACATAGTGAACACCGCCACGATGCCGACAGATTGGGCTGCGATAGCAGACGCGCCGGGCCTTGATGAGGATCGGTTCTCTTCTGACGCAAAGTTGTTTGTGCAGTTCTTCCGCAAGCCAGTATTGCAGCCTGGCTTGTCAGAGCAGGAAGGGCGCGCGATTTACAAAGAAGTCGACTACATCAAGATTATGGTGCCTGGCGACAAGCTGAGCGTAATTGAGCGTCCGGTTGACTCAATCGACGCGCGCCGGTTTGCCGACAGATATCAGAAGTGGAAGGCGGGGCAGGGCAATGCGATAGAGGGTACGCCTATCTCGTCGCTGCCGAAGATGACGCCGTCCAAAGTCGAGGAATACAAGTTCTTTGGCTTGCACACGGTCGAGCAGCTCGCTGATGCGAACGACAATCTCGGCCAGAAGTTCTTTGGCTTCCAAGAAGACAAGCGCGCCGCGAAGGCGTTTCTCGAGATCGCGAAGGGCAATGCCCCGATTGAGAAGATGAACGAAGAGCTGAAGGCGCGCGACAGCAAGATCGAAGAGCTGCAGGCGCAGATTGAAGCGATTACCAAGATGATGGGTTCCAAGTCGGGAAAGTCCAAGACTGACGCGGAGTAAGGAAACCGGATGGCTTATCAGATCGTAGACGAATCGTCCCTCTCGGCTATCGTTCAAAACGTAGCCGCGCTGGTGAGCTATCCGACCCCGTCCGACCCGGCGGGATCTCCCGACCCGTCTGTGCAACAGATGGTGCAGGCAGTAAACCTTGCCGGGTACGACTTGCTGTCAATGAACGATTGGCAGGAGCTGCAGAAAGTTCACGAGATGCAGATCGAGGCGGCGACGGCTGGACAGTCCGAGCGCGCGTTCGATCTGCCCGAAGACTTCTACGAGTTCGTCGATCAGACGCAGTGGAACTCGTCGATGCAGTGGCCCGCAATCGGCCCGATTTCTCCGCAGTTCTGGCAGCAGCTCATCATTCGTCAGACGCTGCCGACGCTGTCGTTCTATTGGCAGATTCGCGGTAACAAGCTCTATATCCTCGTCCCACCCACCGAAGCGCAAACACTCTCGTTTTATTACCAGAGCTTCGCGTGGGTGCGCGACCAGGACAACCCTGATGTCTACAAGAATCGCGCGACGAAAAACGGCGACGTGATTTTGCTCGACTCGTATCTTGTGACGCTGCTTGCGCGTACGAAGTGGCTCGAGATGAAGGGCTTGGATTCGTCGGCGGCAATGCGCGACTTCCAAGTCAACTACGAAAACCGCAAGGGCAACGAGAAGGGCGCTCCGGTTTTGACGATGGTTCGCACCTTCCAATACCCGTACATTCAGCCGCTGACCAACACGCCTGACACCGGATTTGGAGGCGTCGGCTAGTGCCGCTTGTCCCGCTCAAGTCGTGGAAGACGCCGCGACTGGCGGCGGCTGCGCAGGTGTCGCAGCTTATTGTGTCGCCGGCCCCCGTCGGCGGTCTTAACTATCGCGACCCGATCAGCAACATGGCGCTCACCGATGCGTTGGTGATGCGCAACTTTATCCCGAAGCAGACCGGCGCTGAGCTGCGCAAGGGCTGGCAGTACCACACGCTGCCGCTTGTCGAATCGGGACAGTTCAAATCTTTGTTCTCGTACAACGCGCCAGACCCAGCAAATAGCAAACTCTTTGCTGCGGCCGACGGAAACATATACGACGTGACGACGGCGAACATCGCGCCTGTCGAAGACGTATCGTCAACGGGTAGCACGCTCAACCTTTGGAACACGACGCAGTTTTCAACTGTCGCGGGTAACTTCCTGCTTGCAGTCTCGCCAGGCGCTGGCTACTGGACGTACAACGGCACAACGTGGACGCAGCAGACAGTGACCGGCTTGCCGGCGAACCCGACGAGCGTCGCGGTGTGGAAGAACCGCGTGTGGTTTACCGTGCAAGACAGCGCGAGCGTCTATTACCTCGACACGGCCAACGCCATCACCGGCACCGCGGTCGAGTTCCCGATGGGCGGCACGCTCCGCAACGGCGGTTACGTGCGCGGCCTTGTCAACTGGACGCTCGACGCCGGTATGGGCATCGACGACTACCTCGTCGTCGTCGGCTCGCAGGGCGACGTGTCGGTGTGGCAGGGAACAGACCCATCAGACCCGACCAAGTTCGGAATCAAGGGCGTGTGGTATGTCGGCCCGGTGCCGCGCTACGGGCGCTTCTTCACTAACTTTGGCGTCGACGTGATGTTGCTCTCAGAGCTCGGCATTGTGCCGGTTTCGCGTCTGGTCAACGGCCAGTTCAGCGAGATTCAGCCCGGCCCGGCTCAAAAAATTCAGTCAGTGTTGTCGCCAGTGATCAGTCGCCTGCGCGATGAAATCTCGTGGGATGTGTACCTGGTGCCGAGCTCCGATGTGCTCGTCATTAAGCTGCCCGAGGTCGACGGCACGTACGAGCAGTACGGCATGAATATCAATACCGGCGCGTGGTGCACGTTCTCTGGTATGCCAATGACGGCGACGGCGATGCTTAACGGCCAGTTGTATTTCGCGACCGACGACTCTGCGGTGGCGAAAGGCTTCTACGGCGAGCTCGACCAAGTCGACACCGACGGCAATGGCGGCGAGGCTGTTGATGGCGAATTGCAGACTTGCTTTAACGCGTTTAACACGCCAGGGCAGCTCAAGCGCTTCACGATGGTTCGCCCGGTGTTTATCGCGCGCCAGCCGCCGTCGATCAAGATACGACTGAACACGCAATACTCGTTCGGTAACGTAGCCGGCGCGCCGTCGTTCACGACAGAACCGCGTCCCGAGTGGGACGACGCGCAGTGGAACCTTGCGCGCTGGGCGTCTTCGTCAAATACATACGAATTGTGGATCGGTGTCACTGGGCTTGGTTACTACGGCTCTCTGCGCATGCGTATCCGAGGTCTTGGGGGCTCGACTATTTTTGCGAGCTTCCATGTGATGAGTGAAGTCGGCGGGGTGATGTGATGGCAGAAGGGACAGCAAATCCGCTCATTATGGCGCTTCGCGCTAATACGGCTCCGTCCGGCTCCATGCCAAGCGGCGTTAAAAATGTTTCTTTCCCGTGGCAGAAGAACAACACGGGCCCGCTAGTCATTCCGAATCGCCCAGCGACCAAGCCCAAGGTGACGACGCCGACAACGCCGCCGCCTGCAACGACACAAGCTGTGAGGCCTCCTGCAGCGAAGACTGCGCAGGACTTCATCGACGGCAACTTTACTTACGACGACCTCAAAGGCTTTGGCGGCGACAACTGGGATCGGATGACGGGCAACAACCCGAATCCGACTGCGTTGGTGTTAAACGCCAACAAAGACCGCGTGCAGTACGTTGACACCGCCAACCCGGTGCTAAACCTTGTTCAAAAAGACCCGACAATTGCGCCGCCTACGCCTGTTGCCACGATTGGCATGGACGAAATGGGCGATAAGTTTGGATTAAACGTAGGAGACGCGTCGGGGCTTCCGGTCGTAGATATACCGAATCCGTATGCCAATCCGATTCCGCTTGAATTTGACTTTGGCGATTTTAGCGGCGGTGTGCCGTCCGACGGCGTACAGGTTGTTGACCCGCAAATGCAGGCTGATCCTGTTGCGGTAACCACGCCAGTGACTGACGAGATGTCGGTGCGCCAGACGCTGGAACAGATTCTTGCCGACCAAGCACCGCAGCCGGTTGAGCCACCGACGCAGGTTGCGCCGCGGCGTGATCTGAACATCCCGGCGTTTAACAGCAACATCGACTTTCAGATGCCCGACACGCTGTTTGCGACGCCGGCTCCGTTCGTGCCGGGCTTTACGCCGCAAGCTGATGTTGCGAGGTCAATGGCGCCGATTGTTCAAGAGCCGGAACCGATTGATCCGAACCTGCTTGCGATGCTTGGCCTACAGCCGGCGCCTGCAACGCAGCCCGTGCCAGAGGGGCCGATCTACGGCGCTCAGGTGCCGGAGTGGTACTTCAGTGAATTTGGATTTGATGGGAATCGATGAAATTGGTGACCGACAAGCCAGGCGATCCGCCGGTCATTTGGGAGTGGATGACCAAGCAGACACAGATCCCGTGGAGCACGGATCTGCGGACGATTGCGGCTATCCGCGACGACGGCGAAATTGCAGCCGCTGTGGCGTTTGGCTCGTGGACACCAGAGAGCTGTTTTATTCACGTTGCATTCGACACGCCGCACTCGCTGACGAAGGGCTTGTTGAAGGCGACGTTCCAGTATCCGTTTGAGTCTATTGGCGTGAAGGCGATTTACGGTTTGACGCCAAAAGATTTGGACAAGGCAATTCGGTTCAACAAAAAGATCGGCTTTAAGCAGATCGCTGAAACGGTCGATTGCGTGTTGCTCGAGATGCGCCGCGAAAACTGCCGGTACTTGAAGGAGACTTTGCAATGAGTAAAGGCAAGGCGCCCCCGGCGCCAGACTATACCGGCGCGGCCCTTGCGCAGGCGCAGGCGTCAAAAGAAAACCTCAACATCCAGAACTACGCCAACCGGCCGACGGTAAACACGCCGTGGGGCACGGAGTCGTGGACGACGCAGGCTGTCACCGATCCGGCAACGGGTCAGCAGGTGACGCAGTGGACGCAGAACACGACGCTGAACCCTGAGCTGCAGGCCGCGCTCGATTCGCAGATCGCTCTGCAGCAGCAGCGCAGCAACCTCGCTGAAGGCTTCATGGGCCGCGTGGGCGAGTCTTATGCCAAGCCGTTTGACTGGGAGAATTTGCCATCGATGGCGCAGGCGGGGCCGGCGCAATTGTCCTCAAACATCGCCGATTACACGCCCGGCCTTTCAACTGACGTTGCTCAGCAGGGCGTTGTACGTGGCTTTGACTTCCAAGGCCCGCAGATGTCCGTCAACGATATGACGGGCAACATTCAAGGCGGCGTCAATGCAACGGCATTACAGGAAAGCATCAACCCGCTGCTCGGATCGCTGCAGTATGGCGTACAGCAGACGCCGGTCGACACCAACTTTGCGTCGATGACGGGCGACATCACACGCGGCGTGCAAGGCCAGCAGCTCAACGCGCAGTTCAATCCGATGATTGACTCGCTGCGCCGCACGACGGGCACCGAGAACGTTCAGCGCTCGCTCAACATGGGCGACAACCCGGCGCTACCAGCGTTCGATGCCTCGTACCGCGATTCGATTGCGACCGACCTTGTCGGCCGCATGCTGCCTGTGCACCAAATGCAGCAGCAGGCGCTTGAGACGCAGCTTGCTAATCAGGGCTTCCAGAAAGGCACCGAGGCCTACAAGCGTGCGTTTGACGATCTGTCGCAGCGCCAGGCGGCTGAGCGCTACAACGCGCTCGATATGGCCGGCAACGAAGCGCAGCGCCTGTACAGCATGCAGATGGGCTCGCGTCAGCAGGCCTTCAACGAGGATGTCGGCGCGGGCAATTTTGCCAACGCCGCCTCGCAGCAGGCGTTCAACCAAGGCCTTGCCGCGAATCAGTTTGCCAACCAGGCGACTGGGCAGGCCTTCAACCAAGGCCTCACAGCGCAGCAAGCTGGCAACCAGGCGCTCGGTCAGCAGTTCAACCAGAACCTGCAGTCGGCTCAGTTCGGCAACCAGGCGACCAATCAGGCCTTCCAGCAGGCGATGGGCGCCACGCAGGCGGCTAATCAAGCTCGAGGCCAGCAGTTCAATCAGGGCGTGACTGCCGGTCAGTTTGGCAACCAGGCTGCTGGGCAGGCGTTCAACCAGTTGCTTGGCGCAGGGCAGTTCTTCAACAACGCCGCCAACCAGCGCTTCCAGCAAAACCTAGCGCAGGGCGACTTCTCCAATCGCGCTGTTAATCAGGCGTTCAATCAGCAGCTTGGTGCGGGGCAGTTCGGCAACGATGCCGCGCAGCAGCTCTACGGCATGCAGATGGGTCAGGCAGATCTGTACAACCGCTCCGGCGGGCAGCTCTTCCAGCAGGATCTTGCGTCGCAAAACTTCCGCAACCAGGCGCTGCAGCAGGCTGCCGCGATGGACGTTCAGCGCCAACAGGCTGAGAACGCTGCGCGTCAGGCGCAGTTCCAGATGGAGATGCAGGCCGCAGAGCAGCAGAACCGATTGCGTCAGCAGGCTATTGCTGAGCAGCAGTTGATGCGCGCGATGCCGCTTAATGAAATGAACGCGCTGTTGACCGGCCAACAGGTTGGCATGCCGCAGATGCCGGGCTTTCAAAATTCGGGCCGTGCTGAAACGCCGGACTTGCTTGGCGCTGCGCAGTCGCAGTACCAGGCCGCGCTCGATGCGCAGAACGCGAGGAACGCTGCGTTCGGTAACACGATGAGCGGTCTGTTTAGCCTTGGCAGCGCCGCGCTTGGCAACCCGTTCGCGTTCTCTGATCGTCGCTTGAAGCGAAACATCATGCGCGTCGGCACGCACGAGAGCGGCGTCGGCTTGTACGAGTACGACGTGTTCGGATATCGCCAGCGCGGCGTGATCGCGCAGGAGCTCGAGGCTGTGCGGCCGGATCTTGTCCGCCGCCACGCGAGCGGTTACCTCACTGTGAATTACGGAGCGCTGTGACATGAACGACGACTTGATGCTCGAGTATTTATTGCAAATGGGGGCGATGAACCCAGAAGAGGAGCGGCTTGCTCGCAAGCAAGCGCAAGTAAGCGCCCTGCGTGAGCAATCGATGCAGCCCCTACAGGGCGGTATGGCTGGCCGCGTCTACGTCGCGCCGTCGTTTACGCAAGGTCTTGCGCAGCTCGGCCAGGCGTACGGCGCTCGCAAGGGTCAGCAGAAGGTTGATACTGAGCAAGGCGCGTTTAATAAAACGCAGGGCGACATGTTGCGCGCAATGCAGCAGCGCATGGCGCAGCGCCGCGCAATGGCGACTGGCACAACGCCGCAGTCAATGCTGCCGCCGTCTGGCTCGTATGGCGGTAAAGGCCCGTACGATCCAGAAGAAAACTACGGGATGTATTAAGCGGAGAGCATGATGGACTACGAATTCACAATGCCACCGCTTAGCGTTGACCCGCTTGCAGACGCCGAGGAACAACTACGGCAGGCGATGATTACCGGGCGTCGCCCGATGTTGCCCCGCGCGACTGGGCGTACGACACAGCGCACAAATGTCGGCGGCACGCTTACCAATAACGTCACGCCAGGCGCGAACTCTGGCATGCCGACAGATGCGCGTGGCTTGTCTGAATACTTTACGCGAATGGGCCTTGATGCGTATGCAGCAGAGCCCGACGTTGCCGGATTGCAGCAATACGCGAAGAGCCGCGCGCAGGATGGTGAAAGCGCCATGTTAAATGCGCTTGCGGCCGGCTATGCTGGCCCGCGCTTTCAGCCGGTACAGGCGCAGTACCTAAAGCGCTCAATGGCTGCGCAGGAGCCGCTCAAGGTCGGCAACGCCGGCTACATCACGCCCAGTGGCGAGTACGTTAAAGATCCAACGTATTCTCAGGATCGAAAAGCAGAGCAATTTCTTGGGCTCGGTCGTCAGTACGCAGCATCCGCAGATCGTGCAGACGAGCGCGCCGCTCAAAACTTGCTGCGTCGCGACTTAGCCGAAAACACTCGGTCGCAGCGCGATGACGTGCGCAATTTCAACAACGCGACAAAGCTGCGCGGCGAGCTTAACACGCGCCTCGACAAGGTTGCGGCCGGCACGAGCTTTGCGCAAAACATCACCGAGATGCTCGCAGACCCGGAGATTGCGACTGACGCGATCAAGCAGATCTCGCTGATCTTTCAATACGGCAAGCTGCTCGATCCCGATTCGGTGGTGCGCGAAGCGGAGCAGCGGCTTATCGCCGAAGCTCGAGGCGTCTACGAATCCGCGCTCAACTATCCCGAGCGAATCCGCTCGGGCGTGCTGCTCACGCCGCAACAGTTGCAGAGCATTGGTCAGGTCGCACAGAACCTGCAACGCAACTCTCAGCAGCGCCGCGCGGACGTAGTCGAATACTACCGTGGTCTTGCCGAGCGAAACGGCATTCCGTCCGAGGACGTGCTCCCGTACAACGCGGGAGCTTCGTCGGGGAACCGCCGCGTAAGTTTTGAAGAGCTTCAGAGAAACAACAATGCCCGTTGATGTCGTAATGCCAGACGGCACAATCGTTGAAGGCGTTCCAGACGGAACGACTCAGGAGGAGCTTTTGCGCCTGCTCAATCAGCGGCAGACGCCAAAGCTTACCGACGAATGGCGCCGCAACACGATGAACAGCCTTGCGGGCGGCAAGCTCAAGGACATGAATTGGGCGTCGAAGGCAGCGCTTAATTTTGGGTCTGGCGTACAGGAGCTTGTTACCGGCGCACAGCAGCGCTTGAACGACATGTTTGGCAGCGACGAGCGCAGCGCCGAACTAAAAACTCGCGCGGCAGACGAGCGCGCGCTTGCCCAGACGCTCGCGAGAAACACAACCGGCGGAGGCGTGGCGCAGATAGCAGGCAACATTGCCCCGACGCTGGCAATCCCGGTCGGCGCATTCGCCAACACGACCGCGCGCGTGGGCACCTACTTGCCGCGCGCTTACCAAGCGTTGCGCACGGGGTCGCGTATCGCGCCCGCTGCGTCGACGACGGCGCGTCTTGGCACCGCAGGCCTTGTTGGAGACTCTATCCTTGCTGGCGGCACCTACGGCGCTCTGCGGCCGACCGTCGAGGGCGAGAGCGCGTTGCGCAACTCTCTTGAAGGCGCCGCTTTCAGCGCCGCGGTTCCAGCTGCGTTTGGTATTGGCAACGCTGGCCGTCGCATGATCACTCAGGCAGGCGGCGGAGAGCGCGCAGCGGAGCGCGTCGTTGAGGAGCTTGCAGGCGAGGGCGCCAATCAGACGGCGCGACAGGGAGTCTTGCAGCGTACGCTCGCGCAGTTGCGCAACAACGGTCAGCAGGGCTCTATTCCGCTCTCCACAGCCGCTCAGCTCGATAGCGCAGACTTGGCGCGCCTTGAGCGCGGCAGCCGCACGCGCAATGCCGCGAATTGGTCGGAGTTCGATACGAACCAAGCGCGCGCGGTGGCCGACGAGGTTGGCCGCGCAACGCGCGAGGCTGATATCTTGGCCGCTCGCAAGGCGGCACGCGCGCGAGTGTGGGATCGCAACTGGGCAGATGC